GCTGAAGTAACTAGAACTCTACACGGAGACATACAAGTAATATTGAATAAGTAAAGAAGAAGATAATAATCCAGAATAATATAAGAAGAATATATAATGACAAAGCAAGAACTACTTGAAAATGTAGATAAATACTACAATGAAGCTAAAGAGGTATATAATAAAGAAAAGGAAGATCTAATTAAGTTACTATCCCCGTCTGCTGCAAAAGCTGCCCAATCATTTGAAATAAAAAGTAAAGAGGAGTGGTTAGAAGGAGAATTAAAAAAATATAGCAAATAAAGAGAATGACCAAACCACAACTGAATGACTGCCTCTTCTCCCTAAACCTTGCACATGGATACCTTAAGACCTATGGACTAAAGGATTATGAAAAGGAATATGTTCTAATGCACCTAAGATCTACAATAGAAATCATAGAAGAGGATAGGATAGAGAAAGAAGAGAGCAAACCACAATTGGCATACGGAGTATATAATAACATAAAGGATAAAGATACTCCAAAGAATAACTAAGAATCCTAATGTGTTATAAAAAAGAATAGTGTTAGAATGTGTTAGTTTGTGTTAATTTGTGTCAATAGTATATAAAGAAATAGAATACCAATCCTGTTACCATATCACGCCGGCGCCGCCTAAGTGATTGATTCCCAATAAGTTAGAAAGCATATTTACGTATATAAGAGATTGATTACCAACGACTTATACCAGCGGTAGTTTGGGAGAAAAGAGAATTTACATATATAAGTGTTTGGTTATAAACGACTTATAACTGATTGATTGCCAATAAAAACTTTTGAAAATAATCAAAATAAATTTTTTTATGTCACTGGATTGTCTTACTTTTACTATATAACAATCAAACATGACTATGAATAGAATGGATCTTGCCCAGCTCGTTAACTTCTTTAGGACCAATAACATGCCTGCCTGTGTAGACTATTTCAAAAGCCTAGCCAATGAGAGCATGACAGTGGGCGGCCTGATCGAAGCTGACTTCGTTAAACGTCACTGTTCAGTGGATAATACACCAGCTCAGATCTGGAAGGAGATCCAGGCCAATGTAACCACTTACGTAGGCTGTGAGTTTTAACAATCCGTTAACTCCATCTTTCAAGTAATAGTCTTATATTTACATAGATAACAAATCAATAAAGCATGACACTCGAATTCACATCGAACCAACAAGCCCTCATCTTAGATGCCCTCCACACCAGACTTCAAAGAATTGACCAGATGATCAGATTGTTCGAAGAGGACAATGACAGTAAGGCAAAGCGTATGATCGAAGTCTATAGTCAAGAGTACATAGATGTCGAGTACTTGCTCCAGATGGTAGGTAGGGCGGAAGGCTAACCAACTAACTCTAAAAATAAATTTTTCTATATCAAATAAAAGTCTTAAATTTACTTATACAATAAAAATAAAGGTTATGTCAAAAGCAACTGATTTTAAGAACAACGTTATTACTTCTATCTCTTTAGACTCTGCTAAGGATCTCGCACCTGCTATCTTCGCTACAAGCCCGGCTCCTACAATCAAGAGCCCTAAGTATCAATTCACCCCGACCTTTGAGGTTATCGAGCACATGCAAGATATGGGTTACTTGTTGACTGGCGTCAAGCAGTCAAATTCAAACGTGGACCTGCGTAAGAATTGGGGCATCCACATCACTCGCTTCCAACACCCTGACCTCTACATCAAGAACCCACAGGGAGAGATCGAAGCAAGGCCCGAGGTTGTACTCATCAACTCTCATGATGGTACAAGGCCAATTCAATTTGAGATGGGACTGTTCCGTCTTGTGTGTGAGAATGGACTGGTTATCAAAGACAAGGACATGGGTTCCTTTAGAGAGAGGCATACCAAACTTAACTTCCAAGAAGTAAAGAATCTAATGGATGAGAAAGTATCTGGCCTTCAGACTGTGGTTAATAAGATCAGTCAATGGAATATGGTAGAGATGAGTGACAAACAAAGGTTTAACTTTGCTGTAGAAGCCTTGGCTCTTCGTATGGGAACTGACCGTCAACCTGAGCAATACGAGATCATGGACATCTTGAACCCTAAGCGTAAGGCAGACGAGGGCAACACCTTGTGGCAGACATACAATGTCCTGCAAGAGAATATGATCAAAGGTGGCTTCCAATTGAACAACCGTCAAGCTAGGGCTATCAAGAATCCTATAGAGGACTTCACCCTTAACCAAGGACTATGGCAGTTGGCCGATACCTATGTTAAATAGTTGGTTAGAGAGTCGGGCTTGCTAGCATCATGCTGGCGGCCTGCTCTTGACCTTTAGCATCCAACTAGCATCATGGCAAAGACCTAATTATGGTAGATAGGAGGGCCCTAGCAGGGGGCCCCGCGTTGACCGGTCACACACACCGGGGAATTTTCCAACTTAGCCAATAAAATAAATACGTAAATAAAATTAAGGTTATGAATAACGGAGAAATGAAAGTAGCAGATGTTAGGAATTGGGTATTGGACAATATGTTTAACAATGGCAAGCCATCCAAACATGATATATGGTTTGCCGATATGCTTGAGAAAAAGTATTCAACCGGACTTCCAGGTTGGACCAATCGCTCATTAAATGGTGCATGGCTTCCTACTTGGGCAGTAGAAAAATTATTTACAACATTTTTTGAAGATGGAGAATGGGCTTTCAGAGCAATGGGATGTGATGTACCGACGTACTATACAGATAGTTGTCCTGTTGAACCATCCATTTTTTAATAAATAAAACTAAATAAAATGACAGCAGTAGAATTTATAGAAGAAGGAATAAAGGTAAGAGAAAAACATTGGCAAGATCAATATCAGCAAGGCTATCAACGTGCACTCAGTGACATAATGATGTACATTGAAGAAGCCAAACAAATAGAGAAGGAACAGACTATCGCTTTTACTAACGAATATATTACAAATGTTGATTGGAGTTATCAAGGTAAGACAACAGCTCAATACTATAACGAAAAATATTCAAAATGAGAGAGACAATAAAGAAAAGATTGGTTGATCACATGATGGCAAATGGAAACGACTTCCGCTATACAGACATGATCAAGTATATTCTAAAACTCAATAAAGGAAAGGACTACGTGTACAATAGTAATTCTCCAGACCGTGGCTATTTCGCCACCAATTTTGTTAAGAAGTGGAATGGCTACATGGTAAATGGTAAAGGTCCTTGTGGTGTCTATAAGAATGGAAGTGGTAGGTACTCAGGTATTTATTATAAAAAGAAATAACATGGAAACAATTATCGACATTCTTATGTGGCTTTTCTTCTCTGCTACAGTAGTGGTTTTATTCCTTATCATAGGAGACGGGATCGCAACTAAGTTCCCTAAGTCTAGATTCAATAAATGGTGGAGAGACCACATAGTCAGTCAAAACCCTTACGATTCACATTAAAAATAATTACATGTTTCTATATTTAAACATTCTAACTTTATCCCAGTCTTTAACTAAAGAACAATTTACAGAAGCCCTATATTGTTTCGAGCAAATAAATGATGCAGGCCTAATGGTAGAATTCGTTGATCTAGTAGTTGAATTTATGGAACAGGGTACAAGTCTAGATTCAGCAATTCACCATGCCAATTACGATCTACTTATAGATTCGGAAACCGGAAAATACAAGAAAGAAATAGAAGCGTTCATGCCAAGTTCCGGGAAAAATTGAACTCCCTAAAAAAAGTAAATATATGTTTATAATAATTGTGCTAGCCAAAATATTCTTATCCTTTTGTATTGGTTACAATATAGGATATTACGGAGTCAAAAGCTTACAAAAGTAAATTCACATAAATACAAAAATATGAAAAAAGAAAAATTCGACGTAAACCCATTAACTCTTATTCCAGGCGGTTCTTTCATTACCATTGAATTTTCAGATGGATCCTTTACAAGAGGTGTAAATGTCAAATCTGCGAGGAAGTATCTAGAAACTGTAATTACAGAATCTCTACTAAAAGGCATTGAAGTTACTAGGGCCTATTTTACTGGTGGTGACAAGGCTGTTATATACGAGAGCGGTCAATTCTTCTCAACAAACAATAAGTAAACTTATGAAAAAAATAACCCTAGAAGAGGCTCAGTATTACATTGAGTTAACAGGTGAAGATCCTTATAAAATGAGGAAAGCCGTTGCCTACATGTTGACTCCCTGTACTGAAGAGGGTTGGGAAGGCTGGGAAGCTGTTACGTACTATGGCGAGGGTATCCTAGATCCTACTCAAAGTATTAAGAAGCCTGAGTGGGTTTATGTTTTGGTTAACAAGTCTATGCCCGGGATCTGCAAGATCGGTATGACTACCACTAGTGTCAACCAAAGGATAAAGGAGATCAACTCTGCAACAGGCGTGATAACGCCATGGTTCTCTGTCTTCAAGTACAAGTGTATCAATAGCCGAGTCCTTGAAAGGGCAGTTCATGAACATCTAGAGAGGCTTGGGTATAGGGTAAACCCTAAACGTGAAGGCTTCGAGATAAGTTCTAAGGATGCCATTAATGTTATCAAGGAGATGGGTGAGCGGTTGACTGTGACTTCAAAGGATTTTGATAGTCGTTAATAGATTATATTATATATTTGTAAATACTACATTTTTAGGCCCCTATGCGGAAACAAAACATTTATTATGGCATATCTAATTGTTATTCTCTTATCTTTGTTCATCTGTTTTCTTGTAGTCAAACTATTTAAGTTTGTTCTAAGTTTTTGCCTAATACTACTTTCGCTATTAGCAATAGGCCTTATTATTATTCCTTGGAATATGGAACTAGGAATACAAATGGCGACTATTTGTTTTTCTTTGCTGCTTGTAACCATATTAGTGACTATGTTTGCCGGCGTAGTATCGGTTTTAATTGTAAGCCCTTTGATTTTCCTGTGGATTAGTATTAAAAGCATATTTATCAAGTAATTCAATATTTATTATCAGTAATATTTAACAACATGAAAGATTTTAATATCGCAAAGTATTTAAGAGAGAATTATCTTGGTTCACACAGTATTCTTGGTAGGTATGTAGACTTACACTCTTTAAAAGAAGAAGAAGTTGGAAACAATAAACCTGTAAGCAAAGTGCCTTATGAAGGTTCTGATGCAAAATTAGATGGGTTTGGCGACAAGTTTGATCAACTTCAACCTGTATCAGAAAATGAAAATGATATCGTAACTATTGAACTTGATATGGCTTGGGATCACATGGATCCAGAAGAAGATGCAGCTGCGCAAGCCGCATTTGACCAATACGGTATAGAAGTACGAGAAATAAATGGTAATCCTGGAACATTCGAAGTTACTGGTAGAAAAGAAGACATTCTTGCCTATCTTACAAGCAAGTTCTACGATATGGATGAAGAAGATATTGCTTACTACTATCCTGAACTTCTTGATGGTGAACTAGAAGAGCTTGAAAGACCTGAGAATATCTATGCAAATGATCAAGAACAAGTTGATGATACTAGGATGATGGATCTTGGTGGAGATCAAATTGAGCAAGGTATTATATCTTTGCTCGACGACGGATTCGAACCAGAAGATATATTAGACGCATGTAAAATGTTTATAAACGCTCACGTTAATGCAGCAATGCAAGGTAAAAAATTCTAACTATGTCATTTAATTTTAAGTCTTATACATCAAACAATCCACTCTTACAAGAAATAGAAGAGGAAGTAACAGTTAGTTCATCCGGGGTTGAAATGGAAGGTATTAGTGAAGATATAGATATCTGGCAAATGGCCGGAGATCATCTAGAAGCCTTTAGAAATGAATTAGCTAGTGCTCATGCATTGGCAAGTCAAAGTGGACAAAGGGAATGGGTAAGCGCCCTTAATAAAATTGCTTTACGATTAGATGCTCTTGAAGGTGCGATGGCAGAAGCCAATGCTAAACTAGGAGTACTCCCTACAAAATAACTCTTGCAAAAACCCATGCATAAATTAGCCTCAACTTAATTGTTGGGGCTTTTTTATTGTACATCCTTTCTATAAAACCTGCCTTGGATATTATCGTTATACGAATCTATATGTAGAACTTTATAGTGCATCTGCCAATAAACTTCATAGTAGGTTAGTTGCTTCTTAGAAAAGCACAGTTGTAGTATCTCTCTATTAAAGATATCGTCACCTAAGTCTTTTCTTTCTTGATTCAAAAGCTTATTACTTCCGTGATAGGAAAGCCAGTCAGATTCCTTAACCACCTTCTTTTTGCGTGGTACGCGCCCAGGCTTGTCCCATTCCGCGATCTCTTTCTTGGTTAATGCTTTATTGGTATTATTAAAAAGAACCTTTCTACCTATGTAGAATTTGCTCGTGGCAACATTGGTTATCTTATATATAAAGCCTACAGCACCTTCAGGAAAATCTTCTATTAAATTAAATTCTCTAGTGATACCTAGAGTATCAAAATATAACCATTTATTCATACTTTATTTTTTAACTATCCCATCTTACAATAAATGTAATATCAGTATTTTGGGGTACAGGACATGGGGTTGACAGTTTTCCTACAACTAATAACTCGTCTTTATCATTATATAATCCTACAGTTGTAGCATAAGGATGAAAGTCTGATCCTGTTACAGCATCTATATAAGAACCTGATGTTCCTGCTTTATTTGCACTTGGATTTAAAGTATAATTAAAATCATTCTCATTTACACGGCATCTTACTTCATTTTGATAAATGGTAGTCTCTGCGTTTATAGACATTGTGTATGGAGAATAAGCTATCGGCATTTATGATAATTATTTTATTATGGCAAAATTCCAGATCCATATGTATTAACTGTATACGTTACCCCAGCTTGAGCAGTAAATGTTTGTTCACTTGCTGTATATGGTAGGCTTCCTATTGGAATATTAACCGATACTAGGTTTCCATTAACTTCTGAATTTATAGAAGCTGATATCAATGACAAATATAGGTTGTTGAATCCTGTGTTTTGAGCACTGACTAACACACTGCTACCTGCTGCAACGGTCAATGATCCTGAGTCGGGTGGAGTACCAGTTCCGCCAGCGGGTACATTTAAGGTAGTAAATAATCCTGTATTATAGTTTGTGTACTGTATTACTAAAGTGTCTCCTATAAATCCATTATTTTCATAATTAGCTCTCGTCCAATTTATTATTGCTGGTAAAGGTCTTATAAATGTATTTTGATACTCCGCATCTGTAATAACGATTACTCCTTGAGAGTATAGTACATTTCCTACATGATTATTTTGAGTATACGTAGTATTTGATAGATAGTCTTTCGATGAATATATTACATTAAGTCCTCCTGGAATAGAAGATCCCGTAGGCGCAGCAGCTATGCTAGCAGATATTTGTGATTGAGTATTATTATATACCTCGATTCCCATTGCACCAGGATTACTTGGATCCGGAATACCTGCATTAGTTACGATATATTTTATAGCGTGAGTACCTGCAGTTAAACTAATTGGATATATATGCCAATATCTAAAATTAGTTCCATTACCGTCTGGAATTCCTAAACTAACTGTTAAATTATCGTCTACATAAACAGATCCATAATTATCGCAACCAATTCCAAAATAATATGTACCAGCAGTTACAGTGATATTAAACTGTATAGCAAAGTCTCCAAAATAAGTTAATGATTTTGCTGACCAAAGACCCGTGTAGTTTAATCTTCCTGTTTTATTGGCAGTTACAGGATTTGCCCAAAAAGTGCCAGCATAAGATCCTCCTGTGTACGATGTATTCCATTCTAAATTTGTACCATTACCGCCAATTCCATATCCAGGGTTATATAATCTTACTCCAGATGATGCGTATGCCTCATTAGTTGATGGTTGTGATCCTGTAGTATATGTATCTATAATATTACCATTTCCGTCATCAATTAATGTGTAAGTACTTCCTGATATTACTAAGCTTTTTCTTCCTATATTTTCACCAAATACAGATCTTGGCATTGCAAGTACTGTTATTTGAGCACCTGATTCTGTTGGAAAATACCTATAATCATTATCAAATGTTCCTTCCGCTGCGGTAGATTGTAAAGACGGATCCCAATAATTTGCAGTATTTAATAAAGAGCCTGTAATATATTCTTGATAATATAATTGTCTTGCTAAAGCATAATTAAGGAATTGTATAGAACTGCTATTAAAAGAAGTGTTCACTCCCCTATTAAGCGTAATACCAGAATCATATGCAGAAGAACTCAGATATGTTGCAGAGTATTTAAGTTTAATAGGATATGTAGAAATATCTGATGCGTCCAGTGTATTTTTTGACAATCCCATTTATAGACTATTATAGTAGTTTTACTACCAATCTAATTTAACTCTAACTAAAGCTTCCTTAGTAAAATCTTTTGTAAGAGGTTTAGACATTTTAGCTACAGCTAACAACTCATTGTTATTATTATACAAACCAACTGTAGTTGGGAAGGTTTGAGGACTGTTGATGAAGTTTGAGTAGATCAATGTTCCTGAACCAGTAATAAATGATGGGTTAGTTGTATAGTTATAATCTTGGTTTTTAATTCTTACAAACACATAATCAGAAGAGATAGTCTCTTGAGAGTTTAGTTGGAAATAGCTTCCATTAACTATTGAGTTTACAATATTAGTCATGTTTAAAGAAGCGGCTTGAGCTGTTGCAGAAGTAGACAAGCTTAATCCGATACCTCCACCTGTTGTATTTATAGTAAGAGCTAGAGGGTTTAGTAAGAACAATCCAATATCTGGTAAAAACAAACCGTAACTTCCAGATATAGAGAATCCTCTTTGAGCAGCACCAGAGATCAAAGGAGCCGTAGCAGCGCTACCATTAGAACCAGATACTATATAATAAACTCTTCCGCCATCTACATAGTTTACTGTTGTAACATCATTAGAGTTGTCTGTTAATTTAACTAATCCACCAGATCCAGATAAATATAAGTTCCACGTTCCTGGGAATAAGGTCTCTTTATATCTATTTCTATCTATAGGAAGAGCTATTAAGTCAATAGATGCAGTATTTCCTGTACCGAAGTTAACAGCAGATTCTGCATCTCCGTATACTAAATTTCTGTATTGACCAAAAGTAATTCTTGTAGGAGTGTTTTGTAAAACAAGCGGGTTTATAGGTGCTGATCCTGAACCTAATGAATTTCCATAAGCAATAGAGAACTGTATGGATGCAGTAGTTGTAGTTATAGGAGCATTATAAACATCTATGTAATAACTGCCTGTGTTAGCAGCAGATGCTGTATAAAATGAAGATAGTACTGTTACATTATTACTCCACGCTGGCGCTGTAACTGAGTCTGAAGATACTACAAAATCTGTTGGATCTAATCTAGTAAATGACATATATTAATTAGTTTACTTTTGTTATTGTTACAGGAATAGAGATTCTAGCACCAGAGTCACGGCCAGTTACTACTAATGTAGTATACAATGCTGTGTTAGAGCCAAACAGAGTATTAACAGTAGTAGCAGTTATATTGATAGTAGTTCCAATAACTGTCTTACTTACATTAGTTCCTATAGTTGTTGTGCTATTTAAGCTAGTTGCTTCTGGTGTGTTAATACCTACACCGTTAAAAGATGACATAGTTCTAACATCACCGATTGTAGCTGTATAACCAGATTGCTCAAATGTTGAAGTAGCTCCAAGGTAGTTGAGTGTCTGTGGAGTAATTGCCAAAGAAGCACCTTGCTTTAAAGTGATAGAAGTATATCCTAGATCAAGAACAGGGATCTTAGCTGTACCTCTTGGAAGAGTAATCAACTTATACCTCATGATCTCGGTGTCATTAGGATATGCCTGTAAAATTGGCATAGCTTCAATTGCTTCACCATAGAATGCAGACCCAGAAGGGTGATTTGGATTGTATAAAGTGTAATCAATCTCATCATCTGCTAAACTAAATTGAGTGATTTGAAAGCTACCATTATTACGGGCTAAGAGTTCACGCCCCTTTTTTGTGAGGATGGCGTCTACTACTACAGAGGTACTACTTAAATATGACATAAAAGAATGGCTTTTAAATAAATATATTCGATTTGACTTTTTATTGTATTAAGTTTTGCTGTTTTAAAGCTTTTATTACATTACCTGAATTATCTCTAATTGTTGGATCTATATATTGAGGGAATAATAAACCATTTTCAACTA